CTATTGCTAGGGCTAGAAAGCAAGGAAGTTTTCATGAAACAAATTAATAATAATAGAAAATCAAGCGGAGAGATAGCACTCGATGATTCGCTTGCCATCTTCCCAACCATAGCAGAAGTGACCATCGAAACCAACGCCTTTCATTCTATCAATCCAAATTTCCTGATTAATCCAAGTTTCAGACTTCCTTGCTGATGGTGGATAGTGCATATTGCGCTTCACTTCCAACCATAAGCCAGCATATAACTTGGTTTTGCTAGGGTAGGGAATGAACAAGTCACTCACACCTGGACGTAATCCCATCAACTTTAGATTCCAAGTCTGGGCTTCCGTCCGCTTGCCCTCGTTATTATTCTTGTAAAAATATTCTTTCAGCAACGGGTGCAGACTCAACCACTTCACCAATGCCCTTTGCTCTTGATTCTCTGTTGGAATCAGAAATTTGCGTGTCATCCTTGACCTCATCATTTCCGTATAAAATCTTCATCAACGCTAGAACTTCCTGTTGGTCGCGTAAACTAACTGTCTTTCTTTTCATTTGTCTTTGCTTCCTCTTCGTCCTTACATCGGCGTAAAAATATTTCTGATGCCTCATTAATGGTCATGCTATTGGGTAAAAATCCTTTCACACAAGCAAGCCACGCAACAAACTTCTTTGCTTTCTCTCCTTGAATCGTACTCATTTCAGCTTCCTTTCTGGGTAGTATTTCAACTGTTCGACCATCTCTTCATAGCATCTGATGGCCTCCTCTATTTTCTCATCAGGGTGAGCGTGTAACACTTCTTTGCAGTGTTGGCGCAAAAATTCAATGTTATCACCGCCATGCCCATCAGAAACTTTTTTAATGAGTCCGCATAAATAATTCTTTCGCGCTATCCATAACGCCCTATGCATCAGTCATGCGCCCAATTCTTGTAAACCTTCACGGGTTTACCTGCGCCACTTCTATCAGAGCCTTTCGGAGATGCAAACCCTTCCCGCTCTTTAGGCGGTACGTAGCCTTGCTTCTTTAACCATTCTGCTTGCTCTGCCATGTTTAAAAACTTATTTCTCTGCATTAAATACGTAGCTGGTAAAATCATGGTTTCCGTTTCTGGAATGCCTATCAAGTACGCTTTGTACTCATCAAACACACCCTGATCGAACTCTTTGTGACCCTGCTTTATTTTGTTTGCATCAAATTCTTTGTAGGCTTTACCGCCTCCGGCTATCTTTTTCTCGCTAAGTATCTCTTGGCACCGAGTCATACATTCACGAAACGATTTCATCTCGTCTTTGTTCGGTATCTTATCAGGCGGTGGCAATTCCTTTGGCTTGGCGTTGAAGTCTGTTAACTTTTGCCAGCATTGTTGAGGCTCAGACTTGAAGGTATTAACCATCGTGTCGTATTGGTCACGCACCAATTGGGCTATCTCTTTCTCGCTACCATTGGACAGCTTCCATGAACCAATCTTGTCATAGACCATCTTTACCACGGGATGGCTAAAGTCTTTTGCTGTCATCATGCGGATTAATTGCGAAGGTTCAGGAACACCGCTTGCTTTCAGGCATAGATCAATCAATTGCCCAAGGGTTGGCGGATATTCTTTGCAGGTTGCGAGTGCTACGCTAACCCCTTCGCGTAGTACGCCAAGGTCAAATTGTTGCAACTCTTCCAGCCAATCATCAGCGCACGCGTTCCAGTCGCCACCTTCACCTAGTCTTGTCGTCCAAATCTTACCGTAACGATTAGCAAACTTAGCAAATAGGCGTGTGATGATTTCCCGATTAACGGAGTGGGTCATATACGCTACCTGATTGCTCATAGGTCGTACCTTGTTGTTTGTTTTGGTTCATGAACTCGTTGAAGGAATCGCCAGGCTTTTTGTATTGCTTTGGGGCTTGTGATTGGCTTGCGTGGTATTTGATGTCTCGTTTAATCCAAGACATAAGCCTTTGTGGGCTTACCATTTGTGGCTCTGCTTGGGTTGCATAATGGGTAACACACTCATCGTGTATTTCCTCAAAACTCTTATCGTTTTTAACGTCTATGGGTAATTGTTCGTACAGTTCGTGGCATTTCTCATGCTTCACGGTCTTAGCTCTGAGCATCAGGGCTTTTCTTTGTTGTTCAGACTCCAAAAATAAATCGTGTTCCACGCTGTGTGTGTGATTGTTAATATCTTTCTTTTGTAAAGATCCTTTATTTGTTGTAGGTGGATCTGCCTGATCACTGGTTTCTCCAGAAGGTGGGTTTTCAGGTATCTGGTTATGTACACCACATTCCTTGTTTTCCGTATTCTGGACTTCGGTGTATAAAATCGTTTCCCATCTACATACTTGGCCACGGGTGTTCTTTACTGCAACGCTTTTCAAGAGTCCAATCTTCTTTAAATCAGATAGCCTTGCGCGGATAAAGTCACGCCCTTTGCCAAATCGGTTCTTTAAATTCGTTTCGGATATTTCCCAATCATCGGGTTTTGAGGTGAGATACAAGTAAATACCAAGAGATGCAGGGTCTTTTATAGCTTCGATGGTCTTATTTAGTACAGTGGTGAACGGAAATTGCGAGTGTTTTAAATAATGGGGTGTATTTTTAACGATGCTCATTATATAATTGCCCTTAGTGTATGGACGCACTGTGCCGATTTCTTGCCAAACATTGGCGTCCGGTAGTTCAAAAGCACGATTGATGGTCTTGGCGGATGACAATCATGCGACTATAAAAAGTTCCAGCAGCATGGAACATGAAGTTGATTGCTGCTAACCCTTCTAGTGTATCTAATTTTCAGTAATCGTAATACAAAAATCATACCCATGTAAATACCAATATAATCTTTTAATCATTTTCGTACATTTTTTAATTTAGTGCTTGCATACGTAAATGATTATTGCTATATTTACTCACATCAGTAACTAACAACAAAAAAGAGGATGTATAAGATGGCAAAACTAGCGAACGGTATCAATACCTTCAACATGAGAATAGACAAGGATTTGTTAATATTTTTAAAGCAGACTGCTATTAAACAAGACTGTTCTATGACTGCATTGGTCACAAAATGTTTAAGTGACTACAAAAAGAAGTTGGAAAAAAAGAATTCTTCCATCGATAATAATGATGACGATAATTAAATAATTATTTAAGGAAATGTGTTTACAATGGAAAATGACGCGGTTAAAATAGATAACAAAATTAAAGAGCAAATAGATCATATATTTAATCTTCACAGCCCAGAAATGTTAAAGCATAAAGTGAATGACTTAGTATTTGAGTGGTATTTAAAAGGGTTTACAGCAGCAACGGAGTCGGTAAAAAGAAGTTTCAATGAGTAGTAAATAAGTCTGAGGTTATAGGTTACGACCCTACAACCCCGGTGTTCAAGTAACTACGTTTCAAAGGTGAATTATATGAACGCATTAAGTTTAGCGTATTTTAACACGCAAAAGCAAACATCATGGAATGATGACCCGTTTGGTTTCAAGGGGCTAGTTACAGGAGTAACGAAAATTTCAGACCATCAACGTAATCTAAATGATTACCTTCAAGAGCTAGTTTATAGCTATGGTAAACACATAGGCGATAACTACGAGCTTGACCTTGATAAACTTTCCTCACCCTGCCAGCTTGAGCTTGCCAGACTATACATAGAGTCAATTGATCGTGAAATAGAGTGGGCTTGCTATGGAGAAGATCAGACTTTAAATAGCGATTTTCTTTGCGCAATGCTTGCCATGTTCAAAGATTCTAACCCCAAAACACGTGCCAAATTCGCACAAGTTACGACTGTAAACGTACTCAAATACTACCACAAAACCTTGCAAGAACTGATTGATACCGCGTGCCAAGATTACTATTGCAATGAAATGCATGAAGCGGGTTATCGATCAGAGCAAGACATGGATCATGGTGATGTCGTATGGAGACGCTAGTACGGGAAGACCGATACAGCTACTACGATTACGAGATTTGGGCATATCCAGACGATGACTACCCGGACACAAAGTATTACTACTACAAGATACTTGATAAGGGTGGGGAGCAACATTTCTGGTTAGGTTGCCCAATCATAAGAGAAGCAGACGAGTACTTTGATACAGCACAGGAAGCTGAGTTTGCAGCCATAGGACACATCGATTGCTTAGAAAGTGGAGAGGGATAATGACTTATTTTATGAAAGATCAAGTAACAGCAGCCGAGAGAATGAATTTTAAGAGGACAAGAACGTGGAAAGAACTACTTTGGAGCAGGTCAAAAACTGGGTACAGCATCGAATCGACTATTGGGAAGACGAAGTTGAAAAACACCCTAACGACTTTGAAGCCTTCACAGACATTGGCGAAACGTGGCGTCTTGGTCTTGAACGTGGAGAAGAAAAAGGAATGCTTGCCGCTTTTTATATGGTTATTGAATGTATAAACGGGCAGCGCAGATAAACACTTTATTCGCTTATTCGGTCAAAAAGCGAATTTAGGGCGAATGAGCGAATATGGGGTTTATCTACGCTCTTAAATGAGCATAATTATAATTGTTAGGAGTTTTAAAATGGCGTTAAAAGCAAAGAAACCATCAGTAGTTGATTGCAGACTTAAAGCATTGTTCTATGGGTCTGCCGGGGTAGGTAAAACTTATGCTGCGATTCAATTCCCAAAGCCCTATATCATTGATACGGAAGGGTCAACCAACAAGCCACAATACGTAAGGCTTATTGAGAAATCAGACGGTGCCGTACTCATGACCGTAGACTTTGATGAGATGATTAACGAAGTACGAGAGCTATTAACAACAAAGCACGATTATAAGACTTTGATTCTCGACTCCTTAACATTAGCGTACAACGATTTGCTGGAGAAAGCCGAGCGCAAAGTAGGAACAGACTTTGGCCGTCACTATGGAGAGGCCAACAAACGCATGAAGCAGTTGCTTAACCTGCTCTTTAGGCTCGACATGAATGTTATTATCACTTCGCACTCAAAGAACGAGTACGGGCAGAATTTGGCGGTTTTAGGGCAGACGTTTGATTGTTACAAGAAACTAGATTACCTTTTCGATCTCGTGTTTGAGATTCAAAAGCGCGGAACGCACCGTGTGGGTATCGTGAAGAAGTCACGCTTTGAGACATTCCAAGACAGTGACACGTTCCCGTTCTCTTACGAAGAGATTGCAGGGCGTTACGGTAAAGCAGTTATTGAGCGTGAAGCAGTGGCGCAAGAATTGGCGGAGCCTGAGCAAGTCAAAGAGATTACACGATTAATCGATTTGCTTAAGGTGCCAGAAGAAACCTTTCAGAAGTGGCTTGATAAGGCTAGCTCTGAGAGCTGGGAAGACATGCAAAAGGATTCTATCCAGAAGTGTATCGACCATCTTAAATCTAAAATACAGGGAGAATAAAGTATGTTTCACTATGATGTAATGAGCGAGCAGGATGCAATGAACGAAAGGTTTCAGTTGATGAAGGAAGGTATCTATGACGCGGTTATTACTGCGTCACAAGATACAACGTCCGCAAACTCTGGCAATCCTATGATGGACATGACCGTAACCGTGTACGATGAAAACGGCAAAACGCATGACGTTCGTGACTTTTTAGTGTTCACCAAACAAATGATGTGGAAGGTCGTTCACTTTGCAGAGTCCGCAGGTATCTTAAAAGAATATGAATCTGGAAAACTTTGTTCCCAAACGGCAATCAATAGAACAGTACAAGTTAAAATAGTTGTCGAACAGGGTAGCGAAATCCCTCAAGATAAGTTAAAAGGCAAACCCTTGGGTACTCGTTACTTTGATAAGAACAAAATCGAGGACTATATCAAGAAAGGCGATCAAGGGGCAAGCGGTGTACCGAATGGCGATACACCACCACCGCTTATTGACGATGATATACCATTCGATCTTTAATTTTATGACGGGGTAGATTTAAAGCGGAGATAACACGTGATAAGGCCGTAAATCACCCGCCTGTAAAGCGGGAAATCTAGGTGAAATCCCTAGCCCTGTCTCCATAAACAAGGTTGTAAATGAGAGTATTAAAAGCAATTGGAGTGACTTGTTTCGTGGTGGTTCTTAGCCATCACGTACAACTTGATTGGTGGGAAGGTTGTTTATTAAGCTTTGGAGCCATGTTGATATTGGGATAAGGAGGTCATGAATGTATTGTAACCAATGCGCGTCTTATAACTGCTTGCATATGCAAATGGGAAGCATGGGCTTGGCTCAACAACAGCAAAGTATGCAGCAATACCAAGCTGCGTTACGCAATTATGCAGGAACAGAAATGGCCAACATTTTAGGTCAAGAAATGGCTAAAGCATATATAGCTAAAGCATCAAAGAAAAAACTATTATTATTAAGGAAATAAAATGGCTCTATTAAAATACAAAGACGTATTGATTCTTTGCAAGGATAAAATCAAGGAAGCTATGGCACCGTTACGCGCCAGAGAGATGAAGAAGAAAGCCGAACTTGAAGTATGCAAAATTGAATCTCAAATTGCCGAAGGTGAACAAAAGATTCAAGAGTTAGCCAGTGAATACCCTATTGATTTTCACAAAATGATTGATGCGATTGACGACCTTGACTTGGTTAAACGCCGAAAAGAACAGTTCGAGTTAATCATTGAAGAAATGTTTGGTGAAGACGGTGAGTAAGTGCGAAAACTGTGATGAACTTGACAAGCGAATGCTCAAATGGCTTGACCATGTGGGCTGTTCGCCACGCAAATTCCAGCGTTATGACATGCTTGTTGATTTTGTAAAAATGATTGCTGATGAATCCAATACAATAAAACCAGCGTCACCTGTTTTGGTTTGGATTAATCAAGCGTCAAACAACTTGCTAGAGGAAATAGGCGAAAAAGATGGTTGATACTTATTTCACATCAGACACACACTTTGGACACAAGAATATCCTTGAGTATGAGAAGGAAGCTCGACCCTTTGAAACAGTGGAGGAAATGAATGAACAGCTTATTGCCAATTGGAATGATACGGTGCGTCCGAAAGACATTGTATTTCATCTCGGTGACTTTGCTTTTGGGGCTATCAATGTGCCTATTGCTGACAGGCTTAATGGCCACAAGCGTCTCGTTATGGGGAATCACGATTGTCATAGCTTCGATTTATATGTTCGTCATTTTCAAAGGCTCTTTGGTGCGCACTATTGGAAGAGATGTATATTAACTCACATTCCCGTACACCCTGAACATCTAGGCCAGCGGTTTTGGGTTAATGTTCACGGTCACTTGCACAGTAAAGAAGTGAAGACAGGCGTTAGTTATGCGGTTGCTGAAAAAGCGTTTTGCGAAATGGTTTGGGTAACTGACAAGAATTACTTTAATGTTGCCGTTGAGCGTCATAACTTAAGGCCAGTACACAGCAGTTTAATCATGGAACGACTAAAGGAGTTAGACCAATGAACTTTTGCGATGCAATGGATTTGCTAAAAGCAGGAAAGAAAGTTACCCGGAATGATTGGCGTGATGGCCTGTACTTTGTAATGGAAGAAGGAAAAGTGCATTCGTATCAACCAGTGTTAGAGCATTATTTATATACCGAAGACATTATGGTGTCGGATGGTTGGATGGTCGAAGGTGCGCCCGAGGCAAAGACCTTTTGCGAAATCATCCCAGATTTGCAAAAAGGTACACGCGCTTGGATGAGTGATTGGAAGCCTGAGTTTTATATTTACCTAGACCCAACAGACGGGCTGGTATTACATAAAATGTCACAGTTTTCTTTCAATCCTACCTTTGCGGATTTTAAAGCGGATGATTGGATCGAAGTATGAATGAAGAAGCTATAAATGAAATGATGAAACGCGGCGATAGAGCTGCTTTGCTGCTCGGGGAAATATGCGGAAGCCTAAGCGTTCTATCCAAAAAAGTCACTGAGATGGTGCACGGTGAAGAGTTAAAGAATGACATTGATCAGCTTTTCAATATGGTCATGAACCGCGTTAATTCAATTTATTATGAGAACAAATAATGATGACACCAGAGGAAGCAATAGAAAAACATGATCAATTATCAGCAAAGATAAGCGATTTAATGTGGGAATTTGCAGACAATAATAGTGAAGATTCAAAAGAAAAACTCCACCAGGCATTTTTTATCATACAAGCTGTACTTACAAAATGTTCATCAGCCGTAGAATATCAGGTCGCTAAAATGGCTCCGTTAACAGACAGACAGATTGATCACATTTGTTATCAAATTGGTGAGTGGTACATGATGATGAAGCCTTTGCTTGAAGGGCAACATAATCTTGGTTATATGAAAGAGAAACTTAAAACGATGATATGTGGTGAATAATGGAATACATAAGTTTAGATGAAGAAGATTTTCGGTGCTTGGTTCGAGGTGGAGTGATTAAATATGACGACCGTGTAAGTATCTGCTTAAAAGATATCGGCTACCCAACGATGTACGATGCTATTGCTGATGTTCAAACTGGTATTGCAGAAATATACAAAGACCACATCAAGGAAAAATAATGGCTTTGATTGTAATGAATGAAAGAGAATTAGAAGCATTGCGCAAACAAGCCGATGAACTTTTAAATAGCCGTGATTATTATTACCTACTCGATGACAATAAAAAACCCTACAAGTGCACATTGAGAGAATGGGGGGAATGGTTTCAAGATAGCCGAGGTGATGATAGACGAAGAGTTGCCGAGGACGAGATTGACGGCAAGAGAATCTCTACCGTATTTTTGGGAATGGATCATAATCTGTACGGTGAAGGTCGCCCATTAATATTTGAAACAATGGTCTTCGATGAAAACGGACATGAAATGTATACGAATCGTTACTCATTGTGGGAAGAATCTTTAAATGGACATGAAAAAGCAAAGGAATGGGTGAAAAATGGATGCAAAGACGAAGAATAGCAGACTTGGCACGATTCTTGCGCGAGTTAAATGTAGTGTTCTAGGCCATGATAGAACGCAACACAGAGACTTTTACGGGTTCCTAACCAATGGAGAACCCATTTATGTTCAACGATACGATAAATGTATAAGGTGTGGTAAATGAGTTACAAAGATAAAAGTTATTGTGCAAGCCCAGCCTGTGAAAATAAATGTGGCCGTAAATTAAACGAACAAGATAGAAAATTTATTGCTGGCCATCCGTGGATGCCTGTATCATACGCCTACTTTTGCGGCGAACCTGTCGAGGACACGCCACAAAGTAACCCTAAGCCCTCAAAGCCTCTGTAAATCCTAACGCTGTTTAGCTCTATTAGGTACGCTCAAGATGAGGGCTTACTTTTATTTCAAGCCGATATGAACAGCATTAAAGCTATTGGCATTGAATATACAGTAAGTATTTGCATTGGCTACACAATCAGACAACTTATAGCCTGTAGTATTTACCCTTATTCCTGCGTTCGGGTAATTGGTATGATTGGTTGTTCGAGTTTTTATGTATAAATCCAACCCTGTTGCTGTGTAATTTTGACAAGACATTTGTGCTTTTCCATCTAAACACAAAGTAATTGGCACATTAATTGCATCGCTTGAAGACTGCACATCGAACAGCAAGCCACCGCAAAATGCCGCATTAGACCCCAAACTTAAAATAGCAGCTAGTAGTTTTATTTTCATCTATGATTTATCCTTTGTTTTTTCAAGACAACCATACTGTAATATAAGGATATATTTATGTCACCAATGAATGTGATATACAAGTACGAATTACCCCTTCAAGATGGAATAATCACAGTAAAACTACCTAAGAATTCACACATTTGCGACATCAATAATCAAGGCGATAATATTTTCTTATGGGTTGCGCTTCACGAAGAAGCTGAATTTGAAGAAAGATATTTTAAAATTTACGGCACAGGTCACAAGATTGACCACATGGAGCAATTACGCTTCTATAAAACATTGCATATGCCCAATGGTTTAGTTTGGCATATCTTTGAATTGCCAATGCAGGAACGAAATACCCACTAAAACGGACGTTTCAGTGCTAAAACAAGGTAATTTCGTACCTTTGACAAGGAGGTTTTTTTATGAAACAGGGAGAGTGTTGCTATGGATTACCGAGTCGAGGTAAAAGTAAAAAACAATAATATTCTAAAGCGCATTGCTGGCCTATGGTCTGCATATATGGGTCATCATATTGATTCGCTGGATGTAGCCAAAATGATGATTCTTTTAAAGGTGTCACGGGCAAAGCATAACAACCATAGAGACAGTTACGTTGATATTGTTGGCTATGTTGAATGTGCCGATCAGTTACTTAAACAAGGACAACCACAATGACACAAGGAAAATTTAAATTAACACCACCTCATGAATCAGAATGCACCGTCATTGGCGCAATGATTTTAGATTGCCAGCTTTACCCAATCGTTAAAGAGAACCTTTGCGAGAATGACTTCTATTTTAATAAGCACAAAAGAATTTTTCATGTCATGGGTGAACTATGGAATAAGCACCAACATTTTGACGCGCCTATGATTGTCGATCAAATAGACTATGTAAAAGAAAGTGGCTTATTAGAAGAAGACATCTATGGATTAGCCAATGATTGCCCCTCATTAAAAAACATCCGCGCCCATGTGGATATCATTCGTGAGAAATCAGTTCAAAGACAATTGCTTAAAGTAGCCAATGAAATAGCAGAAGAAGCAGCCCATCCAAAAACAAATAACATCAAAGACATTTTGGACAAGGCAGAAGAAAGCGTCATGAAGTTAGCCGAAGCTTACGAAATTAATATTTGCCCTGTTCAACATCGTTTAGTTTGTTTCATGGAAGAGTTTGCAGCCGAAATTAAAGCCACTGATTTAACCGTGGAATATATTAAAGATTGCATGTATGAAATGAACAAAGCTTTTGTCGATGTTATCGATCACCTCGAAGAAGAACACGAAGAAGAATAATTCTATCGCTGAATACTTTGACTACACTTTCCAGCATGAGTCTGGTTATTACAATAATCAGACTTAGTGCGCATGAAATAGGCTAAGTCATTGATTTATATGCATTAAACACTAATACCAATTTGATAGAAATTAGTAGGAAATTAGTACTAACAATTTGGTTAACTTTTATACCGTATTTTAGTACCGAATTTAACCGAATATTACCGAACATGAACAAATAGGATAATTATTATGAAAGAAGAGTGTAAACACCAATTTGACGACCGACACCCTACATTTTTGCAATGTACACGATGTGATTATACAATTCCAGTTCTCCGGATGAATCCAATGTCACAAGAAGCATTCGCCGAATTATTCCCTTCTCTATCCCGAACTGTCGGAACTATTATAATAGATGATCCCTTAAATGAATGATCTGAATAAAATGCGCTTAGGCGTATTGCGTGAATTAAAGAATGTTCATAAGTTCCTAGACAACATGGAACGCAGTGTTAAAACCAGAAATCCCCAAGCAATCCAAAAATCTTACATGTTCCTCGTTCACCTTGTGCGAGAAATGAATGAAGGGTGTCTCACGCCTGATTCAATTGCCCTTGATGTTGAGCTAGCAAAATTACTGGGAAATGTACAGGAAGATGAAGGGAGTTAAACTTTCAGGGAAAAGTCACGGTTGAGTTTTTCCGCTTTTCCCGTTTTCCCATGGGAAATTTCCCGGGAAAAAATTCACGCTAAGGATAGTCTTAGAATGAATTGACTTGCATCAGAGATCATGATTTTGTACTATGCCAACTTTTTAGGCATAAATAAGCGAATGACATTCTACGTAGAGGGTCTACAACTGGACGTACAAGACCCTTCTTTCTTTATGGACGAAGACAATTATCGTGAAATTAAAGAAACACTAGATGAGATGTTAAATACCTATGCTGATTTACCAATGGCTCAATAGAGCGAAAGACAGATTTTATAAGATTGCCGTGCAGGAAGATGATAATAGGATTAGGCTTGATTACAGTTGGGGTAGCTGTAATTCAAATCGTGGTGGCAAGAAGAATATTTTCTTATGCTCCGAAGAAGAAGCGAAAAAAACCATTGAGCAAATGATGAAGAGGCGCAAGAGTCGGGGCTATGAACTGATTGCGCCCTTAATGAATTAAGCGGCTTCTCTCTGTTCAGGAACAGGTTCCAACTCGCTACTTTCTTCGTCTGAAAGTTTGGATTCGGATTCTTTTTCTGTTTCTAACGCACGCTTTTGCATGGCTTCCACCATTTCAATTGCGCCGCAAATTTTATGATATTGCTGAAATGCAACTTCTTTGTTTTGATGTAATGCTGCAAGTTCTTGCGATAATTGATTTGAATCATACTGCATTTTAACTTCTCCTTGTTGTTTTAAATATATTCCGTAACGATTATAGTGCCAACTGTTCCCGCTGTGCCAGTGTTAGTAACGGTACTACCTGATGGCTGTGAATATTGTATAGAACCCGGGCCACCACATCCAAAACCACCACCAAAATAACCGGGGCCTGAAAGTTGCGCACTTGCTGAACCAGAACTTGCAGAATACCAAGCCACTTGTAAATAAATTCAGTAACCATAATCCATTCACTAACACTCTAATTTGTTGTTACCGTACAAGAACGCGCGACTAAAGTAGCTTTTGCCGCTAGTCCTGTGGAACTTGGTGTCGCAGAAGTTCCACCACTTAAGTTTACAGTTAAAGAACTCCATGCGGTTGTACCTCCAGAACCATTTAAATTAGCTAAAGAAACTAAAATACCATCGACACTAGCTTGAGTTAATGCCGCATTTGTTAACGTAACATTACCTGCAATTTTTAATAACCCACTATTAAATGAAAATGTAGTTAGTCCTGTAGCAGTCGTACAACCAAACGAGCCACTATTAATATTTTGTAATGCAGGTAAACTAAATGAAGTTAAAGCACTTCCAACGGTTAAAGATAAAGAATTACATGAAGCTAATGAATTAAGATTAATACTACTAGCACTTACAGTATTTAATAAAATTTGTCCCGCACTAGCTAAAAGTGGAAAACTTACAGAAGTAGCCGCCGCAAAAGTACAGTTTAATGCTTGAGCAGTTATCATTGTTGTTAAAGCTGGAAAGGACACTGATGTCATGGCCGCCCATACTAAAGTAGTTCCTCCCATATATTGCAAGTTTGTAAAAGTAGATGATGTTAAATTTGGCGCAGTTAATACTAAATTTCCACCCATATATTGTAATGAAGGAAAACTTATTGATGTTCCATTCCAAGTATTTGTAATTGCTAATGATGAACCCACATACGCTAATGCCGGGAAACTTAACGTAGTTGCCGCAGGAAACATTGTAAATACAGTAAATACAGCTCCTATATATTTTAAATTTGCCATGCTAACTGTAGTAACATTCGCACATGTAGCATTTAAATTACCTGAAACATTAACTAATGATGGTAAACTAAAACTTGTAAATCCAGCGTTACTATAAGTTCCACCAAAACTTCCATTGATATTAATAAGGGCAGGCATACTTAAACTTGTTAACGCCGCCATTGTGGGTGCCCAAGCCATATTAATATTTATTAATGAGGGAGCAGACAAAGAAGTTAAATTTGTGAAAGTACCACTTATAAATCCTCCTGTAATTGGAGTTTGTAAAAGAGTTTGAATACCACCTAAGTTTAAAGTATCTAAAAGTGGTTCTGAGCCATTAAAAATATTAAAATCCGCAATAAGCATCGAAGAATTAAAAGTAGAATTATAATATCCTGCGCCTTGCCAGAAAGTAAATAATTCCCAATTTATAGGAGCAACCACACCGTTTATTGTGGCACCTGTAACGGTATAAGAGGGGTTGACCACTAAATTGGGAGTAGTCAAATTAATATTAGTAGCAGAAAGTCCAGATGGCAATGTAGTACTGATGCTTGGAACTGAACCAGCCGATGTAACCAAAACACCCGATGCAGCGGTTGCCAATCCTGAAACTGTTGTTCCGTTAGCTGCATACCAAGCCAACTGATTTATCAATCCTGAACTTACTATTCCCGATGCCGTTGCAGTTGTAGCCAATGTTCCGCTTGTAGGGAAAGTTACGTTTGTTGCAGCGGTGAAATTAAAAACCGCAGAAAATGCTCCAACGGTTGATAAGTTGCCAGCTAACGTAAGGGTGTTTGTTCCATTATTTACCCCGGTTCCTCCTCGTACTGGACTTAATGTTCCAGTCCATCCAAGAGTGATAGAAGTAGCTTGAAGTAACGCGGTTGCTGGCGTACCACCGAGTGTTATAGTTACGTTTGTGTCTGGCGTGGCCGTTAATGGGGAAGGTGTAACGGTTGGAATCATTGCGGTAGTTGCTAAGGTTCCAGATGTAGGAAAAGTAACATTAGTACTTGCTGTAAAATTAAACGTTGCTGGAAATGCTCCAACGGTTGTTAAACTACCGGCTAAAGTTAATGTGTTAGCTCCATTATTTACACCTGTTCCACCATAAGCTGGGCTAATAATCGTACCATTCCAAGTTCCTGATGTAATCGTGCCAAGAGTAGTTATTGATGCTTGCCCCACATAATTAGCGGCAATATCTAGGATTGGATTTACGCCACCTGTTGAGGTGATGCGATTTGTCGTACCTGAAACACTTTCAACGAAGGTTCCAGTCAATAAGTCGAGGACTTGCTGAATAGTTATTTTGCGCGTCACAGGGCCGGGTAATTGATCCGCTGGGAATACGTCTGTTACTTGTGCGGACGTGGCCGCTGGTAAGGCACTAATCTCTATACCTGGCATGGTTTATTCCTCTTCCGTGACTAATATGTTTTCACCAAGGTTTGTAAGAATCGGATCGCCGCCCTGCGTAATAAGATACAGTGATTTATCCACCACATTCTCACTCGCGGCATACATTATGATAACGATTAACCCACCGTAAACGCCTGGCATCTGTAATTCCTTTTAAAAAGGGGGAACGAATCCCCCTTGTCATTTATACCGTAGCAACCGTTCTATAATAAACGTCAACAATCCAAGTACTGTCACCAGTCGTAAACGCACCACTTAAGTTACTTAAATAGATTCCAGCGTTTGCAGCATTAGCAAATGGTGCGCCAGTAGCAACGCCACTTCCTAAACGGAACATTGTGCTTGCACCTGCGAAGAAGTCTGCAGCGGCCTCGGTAGAACTTGCAGCAGAACCTGCGCCATGAACAGTACTACCGTATTGAGCGCCAATCACGCCACCATCAGCATAAGCCGCAGATACGAAAGTCATGCCAAGGGTAATTTGTTCAACCACGTTGATTTTGTTAGCACCGGGTGCAGCTACCAATAAGAAAGGAGCCGCATACATTCCATTCCATTGAGCAGCAGTCATAGCCACACGAGCATGTTGCAGAACGTTAGATACGTTAAATCCTGAATCTTGCGCAGAACCAGCAGTATCAACAGCAGAGATGAAGTTGCCAGCGGTAAATCCTGATCCAGCAGAGGAAACAACATCAGGGAGCGCGTTGTTAGTGGCAGCTTTTGCACCCGCTGTGCCCATTGCAGCACTCAAGGGAGAGGATAAGTACACAAACGCATCCACACCAATGTTTTGAGGTAAAGGTTCAACTAGACAGAAAGCAGCACCAGCGTTAACTGTACCTGCTCCTATCAGAATGAATTGACCTGCTTTCAATTGCTCAAGGCTTTGTTGGTCAAAGGCACGAGCAAGAACAACTGTTGAGGCAATTAATTCAACGATATAAACGCCATTTTGAAGTGCGGCTGTTTGATTCTGTAAAAGAACCCTGTCACCAACACTTAAAACCACGCTATCGACTGTTAAGGAGCTAGCAGCAACGGTAAGGGTAGCACCCACTCCATTGTTATTAGGGCCATTGTAATAAGTTCCAGCAACGTTGGTTAAAGACACCACTCGCGCTGGGGTTAAATCGTTAAACAGTACTGTTTGTCCTAAACTTGTGCTCATTTTAATATCCTTATTAAATGATTAGTAATATTACTACTTGAAGTTAGCTAACTTCCCCATACGATCCCTGTCGCTGTTGTTCCAGCCGAATTAATCTTGATAGAAAAAATCGGATGCCATACACCAGCAGCCAAGCCCGTAAGAGTCTGGTTAGTGCCATCCCATTTTGTATAAGAGACGTCACCAGTCACGCCAACGTAAAGCCAGCGTGCGAATTCAACGGAGTTATTGGCTCCAAAATACGTGTCATTTGTAACCGTTCCTGTCCGAGCAACGCCAGACATTACCCGAGTTGGGCCTGTGTAAGCGTTCGGATCTAAAGCGGGTATATTACATAATTGAACTGCCATTTCTGGACTCCTTAAAGTTTAATATAAATATTCATGAATGATGTTAACGGCAATGTAGGAACGGTGAACGGTGTAGACGTTCCGGGGCCATTTCCTGTGTTTCCGGCACCTGTAGTCAAGTTCGTTCCTGATGCAAAACCAAAACCAAACCCAGCCCCAACCGTTGTAAAGGTATAGGTATGTGAGTGAGGTGGCAAGTTTGCAGCACCCAGAGTAATTGACGCACTGTTAGCCCCTGCATTTTGACCAAGTACGGCACCCATTCCAGTTGCCGCAATCGACCTTCCCAATGAAAGAGGTAACTGCAAGGCTTTATTAGCTATAAAGTCCGCTTGAGCCGTTGCACCCCGTCCACCTGTTACAGGCGCATAAGTATTTGATACAGCATCCCAAAGGGTTTTATACAATTGGAACGTGAACTGCCCGACTGCAAGTGTGCCACCTGAACCATCATTTCCTATCGTACCATCATTCATAGGAAGCCAGCCAAGAGGAGCAGAAGACCAATAAGTTGCTTTGACATCTCCGCACCGGGGCGTTTGGTCTATTGAGTCAATCATGTCGTATGAATCAAACTCTGTATCTGGATCAGCAGAACCCAAGAACAATGCAGGTTTTATAAATAATATGTCACAAGGAGTACCCAAAGGCATATCAATCTGTATATATAAAGCGTCATCATCCGTTTGCATTCCCGGCGTTCCCAAAGAACCACCTGCTACCGTTGGAACTACAAAATTAATGGGGAACCATTGCCAAGTAGTGGATAATACCGCCGAACCAATGTTAACTCGGGTGCTGGTTGATTCAGGTGTAGCACCTGTTCCAGACCCGTAATATTGACGTGAATAAATATTAACTGTCTGAGTGCCAGACCCACAAGCCGCCCAAAAACCAAATGTCATAGGCTGGTTCGATAAGTTTTTGACCTTTTGGGTTATAGGGAACTGAAAGCTCTTGTATGTTTCACCTGTTGGCGTATTGGTACATTGATACCTCACATACTCAACGGGTGTAACGTCTCCGGTTAAAGGTGCAGCGGACAAAGCAAAAGGCACAAAGGTTATTGAATCGACCGCGTTGGTATTGTTCTTCACAAAACGAATATCCGGGCCAAGTACTCCGTAGGTTCCTACAATTGGGTTTGTAAGAGCCGGAGTAAAGCCTTTATGATTAGATGGGGCGATAACCAAGTTGGTAGGGAGAGGACCCGCTTGCGCCCCAATGTGGTTGATAAATTGGTTGTTGGTAATGTAGTTTGTGACGGTTATATAGGTCGTCACATTTCCACCACCACCCGATCCACTCGCTGGAAAGTCATTTGCTTGCCAGAGTAGATTACCGTCTTTATCGTAAACTTCTACATAGTACAAGTCGTCTGGGTTTGCGCTATCCTCTTGCCAATAAAAAGGGCCTTTCGTGCCATTTAAATTGAAGATTACAGGATTTGGCCACGCCAAGGTTCCGGCTGGGTCTTGATACACAGGTTTAGGTTGACGGGTTATAGAGTCATAAGTAAACATTTGTGCGCCGCCAGCCGCAAGGCCATCGTTACCAACGATGTACCAAAGTGGCGGAAACGCTTGTACGTAAGTAATTGCCATATTCACATTCCTTGTGAAGTTTTATTTATTTGCTCTTACCAAAAAGCTCATTGTAAAAACCTAAAGCCCCAGCTCCTAAAGCACTTCCTGTGCCTATTCCTGCTAGATAAGGGTGACTCTTAACCAATTTTCTCATTCGCATTGCATTATGATATTTACCACGCTTTGCATAAAATGCTCTCTTAGATAATGAATTTACTAATTCATCAGGAGAAGATTCACCGCGCATAAACTCATTGATGGCCTTATTCTTATAAGGAACCACTTCGTTTCGATAACCTTCTTGAAGCTCGCCATATTTTTGCTTCATTCCCTCATGTATCTTACCATCAGGGCCTTTAAACATATTGTTATTAATGCTGTCAATTGCATTATTTACAGCACCCAATTGTTGGCGTTCAGCAGTTCGCAATGTAGTTAGTTTATCTAAATCTCGCTTAATACGTAATAGGTCACTTTTTGCATTGTGCGCATTTTGCAAGGTGGGATTAGCTTCAAAGTCTTCCAATCCTTTAATTCCACGACCGGGAGAATATTTTTTGATTGTTTCCATATCTATATCAATCAAATTTTTAGGTTTTGGCTTAGAAATTAATTTGACTACCGGACTTTCTTCATCAATAGATTCAAATCTTTTGTATGGCTCTCCAAGATATTCTCCATTAACTTCTTTAACATGGGGATTGTATTCAAATTTATACCCTTCTTTTTCCAGAGATTTATATAATTTCATTGCATCATGTGATACAACGCTATCTGATTCAAAACCTAATCCTTTTTCAAGAGCGTCATTAATTGCTTCTTTATAAAGTGCTTTTCCAATGCCTTTTCCACGATGCTTTTCTTCAACAACAGCGTGTATAACTCGGGCATTATTTCCATTTTTTATTAATCCTATATTATTAGTAGGTAATTCTGTATTTCCAGCATTATGTGAAACACCAAATTGATTACCACTTTCATATTTTTCAAAAGGAATATTTGCTTGATTATTTCCTCTAGTATGTGATAAATCTCCTAGTCCTTCTGCCTCGGATTCTTTCCACAAGTTTTCATAACGATTTCCATATTCTCCAATATTTTTTTCACGTGTTTTCAAAACATCTTTGGCAATATTTTTAGCTGTAAGATTTAAAGGATTTAAAGCTCCAGCTACCTTTCCAGCAGGAATAATATTTGTAGCATTTCTTACCAATCCTCTCGTCAATGCATCTCCGGGGTTCATTTCTTTGCCCGTGAATTGGTCTAATGCGCCGGATATGTCATCTTGATAAGGAATTTTATCCGCCCATCCTTTAGGTAATAGGTTAAGACGCTTCTCTAAGTAGTTAGCTATGCCATGAGGTGCATTAAGCGTGTTATGCCCAAGCTCTGCAAGACCTGCAATCACGTTTTTACTGCGTGTGATCGGATGTCTCAATCCATTAATTGGGTTTAAAAAGGCTGGAACTTCCGTCTTTGCCTTTTCCCAATACTCAGGTGCACTTTCAAGCGCACCCTTTCCGGCATTCAATAAATCCTCACCAACCCTGAAAGGTGCATACTTTGCTGCTTGACCAATACTTTCTTCCGGTTCTTCCATTTCTAAGAAGTCTCGGGGTTGGTAAGTTTGCTTTGCAGGATTGTAACTACCTTCTAAAAAATCGCGTGGCGTTCCCATTACAGTACTCCTTGCGCTTTTAATTTCTTCCTGATTTCCGCAGGTGATGTTTTGTATTTTTCAGCCATATACTTGATGTCTTCTTCCGTAGGTTTATCACGCAATAATTCATCAGTTCGCTTCTCAATAGCACTTACATCGACCATTTTGTTTGCTTGCTTAACAGCATCAGATAGATTGACGCCTTTATCAAGCAACCCTGAGATAATATTGTTCTTCTTTTCTGCAATGTCATGAAGTGCAATAGCTGATTTTAGTTTACCTTCGGCGACATGAATTGGATCGCTTGGGCTAATCTTTTGACGTTGCGCTAAGTCAAACTCACGCACCAACGGCTTACCACTGAACCCTTGGACAGTTGATGCAATAAAACTTTCAGAAGTCGATAAAAAGTCACCAATAAGTTTCTTTTGCGCAGGGGTTCCGGTCTTCATCAAATAATTTAATTGCTTATCTTGGAAGAAAGGAATCTTATTGCGCATTTCTTGAAACTCAGGATTTTTAATAATATCAGTCATACGACCCAATACGGCACCTGAATGACTTAAGCCAAGTTGACTGTCGCCAATCTCTTGTTGCGCCTTGGCACGATATTTTCCGGCCTCTTCGCCTTGCTTTTCTTCGCCTTTAAATCGGCCTGTTTTCTCAGCCCATGTGGGTTCAGTTTCTTCAATCTGAACATCTTCATTAGGCGTTTGAACATCTTCCTCATAAACAGGATTGCCATTCTTGTCATACCATTGTTGACCTTCAACAGTGACACCACCTTTTGGCCTTTTTCCAGGAACAGCATTCATTGCTGGATTACCCATTGGCTGTTCAGGAGCTTGTGGCTGTCCTTGGGGCATTTGTTGCTGTTGAGGCATTTGTGGCATTGCTTGAGCCGCTTGCGCAAATGGATTGTTTCCTTGCCCTTGGCTTTGGCCTTGTCCAAGAAAACCTTTAAGGGCATTCTTTAAGTAGCCAGCAAAGTTATTGGTCGAAGGTTGGCCAACACCTGTATGTTGTGGTGCTTGAGCTTGTGGCATCTGTGCTAAAGGGTTTCCAGAATTATTAACACCTGCCCGAGAGACCAATCCTAGGATTTGTTTTTTCTGGTCTTCTGACATGTTCGCCAAGGCACCTTCATTGCCTAAAAGTTTCGATAGGAATTGTGGCCCCATCAAATTTGCATAGGCAAGCTTACTCGCTGCTTCCGCTTGTGAGGTTAAAGGCATGTATTGAGCTTTGATTTGGTTAATCTTCTTCTCAATCATTGCATTATGTAAGGCGTTAATCCCACCCATAGCAGTGACCAAACCACCACCGGGGCCAGTATCGGGAACAACTCTTGGTAATGGAAGTGCCATTTTATATCCTTATAAAAAGCTGCCGAGCATACTTAATCCGCCGCCAATGGTGTTCCAGAAGTCATTTTTCTTTCCTGCTTCCTTCCCATAGGCTGCTTCACCCATTTTTCCGCCCATTTGATTGTACATATCGGTCAATGAATTAGCCGCGTTTTGACCACCGTTTTTCAAATCTTTTTGACCTTCCCCATATTGCGTATTAATTCCCAATACGTTTTGCAGCCAAGAGTTCATATCACCAGAAGCAATTTGACCAGCGTTTTGCATTTGTTGCTGCATTAATGCGCTACTTCCCATCATACCACTAGCGGACGCTGAGTTATTCCCGGCATTCATTGCTTGCTGTTGAAGCATATGCGCATAAGGGCTTTCTTGGTAATTACCCATTAAGTTATTAATAAAACCGCTTGGGTCTTTCTGGCCTTTTAGCCATTCCTGATAATTTCCAAGACCTTCTTTACCTGCATCTAAGTAAGGTTGTTGTACTCCTTGACCCATTTGCATGTACTTTTGGTATTGCTCCATAGCTTTGTCATAGGGTTTGCCGGAGTCGCCAAACATGCCACCCAAAAACCCACCAAGGCCACTTCCAAACTGTCCGCTATCGAAAGCCATAGTCACATTCCTTGTGCTAATTAATCGTTAAACAATAGTTGTCCATTGTCCATTACCTGCAACCACTTGCCATATTTGTAATGAAGCCGTCCTTGGCAACGTTGGCGAATTGGCGTCACTTACGTAAATCATTTGCCCTTCTACAGGCGTTTGTATCAAAGCCTTTTGTGCCTTGGTAAGGCGTGGGATAAACATGCCACCGGATGACATATATTCACGTAATGATTCAACGAATGTGGCCATAAAATCGCCCCATACGTTACTCAAATAAACCTGATCCCTTACTAAAGGGTCATAGGTTGGGAAATAGTCAAAGTCACGAGCCATCTATTTACTCCGGTAAAATCTCAAAATTCCAAGCGGCACCCAAGATGATGAAGGGGATCTCACTGAAAAATTCGACCCTAGGAACGAACCCTTGGCCTCTTGGTGTGGTTCCAATCTTTCGCCACACGGTTCTATGTGTTCGCTCACCTGTTTTGCCCATTGTCGAGTGCAGATTATTACCATAGCTTTGGCCTCCATCTTTTGATACAGACAAATAAACGGTAGGTTGAGCATTAGGTGCGTAAGGAATCGTCAAAATATTGTCGAGACCATGATCAGGAGTAAATCCTAGTGCACCCGTGGACAATGCGCCCTGTAATAAATCAAGGTGCCATCGGTCAATGCGCAATCGCTTGTAACCTTCTGGACTCATTTGACGGCCTATTCTCATACGTCTGATGCGCTCACCGTTATTTGTAGTGACCTGATCGCTTACGATGTAAAATAAAGCCTTCTCATAATCTCCATAGAAATTAACACCAGCAAAATAAGCGTGAGTTTGGGCGGGGTGCCTATCGCCATTGATGACCTCCTCTTCGTGCCATTTAGGAGACTCAGAAGTACTCATCGACACGTTTAATACAAATGTATGATTCGCAGCCGTAAAATTAAGACGGTAAAATATAAGGCCATTTTCTTTAATTAATATGCCCCGAGCATCAGATACACCCGGGCCAGCAGCGTATTGCGCCAACTGGTAATCCAATGCCCTGTTGCTTACAGGTAATGATTCAGTTCCCTTAACTTCCATCACGCCAGCCAATCCATCACGGTCTTGCGCTAAAAAGAACATACGGTCAAATCCCACGGCCACACTTCCAATTGCTGGCGTTCCTACTTCCATCAGCAAGGAATTATTGCGTCTGAATGGCAGGTTCGTACCCAATCCGGCATTTTCCCAAACCTCTGTATAGAACTGAGAGAATAAAAATATTCGTCTGTGAAGTGTTCTACAAGCAACAATGGTTCCCGGGTGAGAAGTAATACTTCCGAACTGCAATTGCCCTGATACCGTTATGGTATTAGTCGGTGCGCCAGCCGTTGTAATGTCTATGGCAATACCAGCTATGGCATTTGCGTAACTTGTAGCCAATTTGATTGTTCCCGGGTTTGTTGTCGGGGTTCCAACCATAATCACATAATAGGTTGTTGTAGTATTTAATGGCGCTGGTAATGTTCCCGTGGTCGTGAAAGTCACAGGTACGCCCGTCTGGAAGTTAGCATTGCTGCTACTCAGTGTTAAAATATCGGTTGCAGCGTTGGCCGTAAAAGTGGCACTTCCACCACTCCAAACCATCCCTTGATTAATCAGGGATAAGTAAAAGTTGTTAGTACCGCCAGCGGCAACCAAAAAGTATCCATCCAAATAACAGACATCAATCGGGTTTGCTGGAAATCCCACATCAGTAATCGGTTCAAAAGTAGTCGCATTTGTATCCCATATGTACCCTTCTACACCATCCACGAAGATAACTTGATACTGATTCGCATCAATTCCAACGTAGCCCGTTGCAGTAACTAAAGTACCAAGCAATGACTTTGTTAATGAGTCTAGTGTTCCAGTAATTAAAAATAATGATGAACCAAAGACCTGATAAATAGCATTGTTAAATACAAATGTACCCCTAGAACCCCCTGTTTCAGGCGAGAAATCTAGGGCTGAATTAACTAATCCAGAGGTCGAAATCATGGCTTTAGGACGTTTGCCATTAGTATCTAAGTACTCAAAGACATTCACGCTACGTTCGGCGTTAATCGTACTGATACGCTGATTATCGTAGCTACCCACAAAGTCATAATCTTTGCATTCACTCGCCATAATTAGTACGCCAAAATATTTTGCCAGTAGAACGGCTCGGCTCGGCTAAGAACAGCAGAGGGTCGTACTGTGACATCGGTTTCGTTAGCGTTCTTAATGGCACTGTAATAATCGTTGTACTCATCTTCGGATGTTTGAGGCCAGTTACCAGATGGGTAATAGGACAAAAACTTACGCGCAAGACAGTACTTTAAGAACCCGTAGTAAAAAGGTGGTAACGCTTCAAGAGTTTGGTTTTGCGCCAAACTATTCATCATGCATTTAACGCCTAACCGACATGGGTAGGGCTGATCGGGTGCAGGATAAAGGGTAATAATGCTTTCTACGTCTTGCTTATCAAGGAAGATAAAACCCGGTCTAGTATTTAGGGGTAATAGCCTTGTAACACCGTAGTATTGTGCTTTGTTAATGATTTGTAGTGGATAAATGATACCTTGGCCAGCACTTGGCACTGTGTAGTTTGCAAAAGACAAATCAACGATTCTGTCAGCAACCACATCAGGATTAGGAACCATGTCCGAAATAACATAAGACGCTTGAGCAACAACAAGATTGAAGTTCAACTCAGTCAAATAGGGTATATAGATACTGTCTTCGGCAAATTTAGCTAACAGTTCATTAATTAGCTCAAGTCCTGAACTGAGCATAAAAGGATCGGGTGTTTCACCAACGCCTAACTCGCCAATCAGGTACAGTGAATTGATGATCAACTGGTTAACAGTCTTGACGATTTGGGTCATGGCTCATCTCCTTATGATGAAAAAAAGCGAAAAAATCGACACATCACAAGGACATGTCGATCATATCGATTTATTTCAAAGGAAATGCATCGTCTAAACCTTTACACAGTTTACGGCCGAACTCTTTTGCGTTTTCGCCATCATTGCTCATATACGCATTGAATTCTTCCATTTCCTTTTTCATCTTAGGACGGTCGCCCATCATCTTTTTTTGCTTGGCTTGTTCAGCTCTAACAAATGCGTTGTTAGATTGAACCATTTTATTGTCTTTCATGGCTTATCTCCTTTAATTTGTCCACGGGCTTTAGGCTTTGCAGCTTCGGCCTTTTCTTTTCTCACATCATCTTCGACCCCTTCCTTATAGGCTCGCGCCTTGGCTGGACAGTCAAACCAAACGCCTGATTCAATCAGACGTTCGGCTTCATCATGTTCAACCACTCGGTAGTGATCTAACGGGTGATAAATACAAGTCAGCATGTGCTTACTCCTTTAAGACAACACACGAACCGCATATTGTGCGTGCCACTTAAAGCCGCAAAGTAAGTCGATACGCATATAGTTTTGGTAACCTAAGATGTCACCAGTTTGCGTTACCGCAAGTGATAAACCAGTCTCAGGGTCAACCGCTACAGAAGCATAAGGAACTTGAAGCTTGTAAAGTGGAGGACAAACGATATCTAAACCACGGCTTGGGTAAGCCACGTTCACGTTATGCGAACCAACCAAGGTAACAGCAGCGTTATCAGGGATAGGATTGCTCACGTTACGGTTAGGGTTCATCGTATCAGAGATGATTATTGGAGCAACTTGTACAGTTAAGTTACCACTAACATCAGAGCTAGCATTGGCAGTTACTACCCATTGCATATCTTGACCAGTAGATGCACGACCTACAGGGTTGACAGACTGAACACCACTGATTGAGAACACATCACCAACTAAGAAATAGTTAGTAACGCTCGCTGTTGCGCCGTCCATAACGATTGTGTTACCAGAAGTAACTTGACCGTTAACCAATAAAGCATCAGAAGAATGCAAAGTTGGGCCAGCACCAGCTTGGTGACGTTTGATATTTTGAGATTGGAAAATGTCGAAATAGGACAAGTGACCAATAGCAGAAGAACGAACGATGTCTTCGTTGAATACAGGGGTGAAGTTGTTTAACAGCGCACCTTTCAAGCTAGAACCGTCTCGCACTGTCATTGCCATATAAGCATCAGACGCAATATTTACGCCCTGCTCAAGCAATTTAGCACCAGCCATATCTACAGTGGTGAACGAGTTAATCGCAACGCCAGCAGTACCCGTGAAGAAGTTAAGCTCTTGTTCAGCAGAAGCTGCAATATCCTTTTCCATTTGAGTAATTACTTCCTGAATCGCAGGAGCAATAAACAAACGAGAGAAGTCTTCAATTCGCAAAGACAAATCTTGGATAGTGTACGCAATCAGAGCATGGTATTGATGCTGAATAACTATCGTTTCTACAGTCTCAATGATTGATTGAGGAGTAGCAACGGAGCCATCACCAACGATAAAATGGTTCTGTCTTCGTACTTGTAATGTATCGCCTATCTTATACCCAGAAGATACGAAGTCATCTTGGTAAATACGTGATGCTGTCATCACGAAAGGCGCGTTGTTCGCGAACATTGCCAACGCGGTATTTGATACCAGGTCGGTCGTAATAAATTGGTTAGCCATTTGCTAGTCTCCATTTAATCCGTTAAATGGGTACATAGCGGTGTATCAAGGGTCTCTCGGTTTGGGTTTCGTCCTTGAAACCCTTAGATCACTTCCATGTACCAGCCTTCATACGCCTACGGATTTCACCCGGAGGCGTTTTGCCTGTAACAGCAGTGGAAGAACTCACTGGATTTTGTCTAATGCCACCCATAGGGGTAGTTTTTTGGTTAGCAGTCGGTTTCCCGTGGTTCCCCATTAAACTAAATGACAGCTTGTTAACTTCCCTTGCCTGATCTAAGGGATGGAGTTTTGAAATACGTTCAAGTTCGGAACGATTTTTGCCTAACCTGTAAGCTACCTCAGCCGGATTTTCAACGAGTAACAGTGCATCCCGCACATGTGGGGTAAAGGGAACATCGCTACCTCTAACCACATCGTCAAAATCGTCGTACTTGTCGGATGCATGATCAAACTCATCATTCAAGCGTTGATACTGCTTGTGTACATGCGTTTGCATTTCTGCATTTTTGGCCTGTTTCTCTTCATGTTCCTTCATTCCAAGAGCCAAGCGTACTGCGTGCTGTATTCGCTCCTCTTCATTCATTCCGGGCGGCGTTGGCTGTCCGGGTGAATCATAAGGGTTGTGATGTATCTGTTGGCCGGGGTTCGCGCTATCACCGCCTCTCATGGCCTCCATGTGCGATATACGATCATGAAGTTCACGAATTTCCTTGCGGTGGTTACGTTTGAGTGCATGTACTCTCTTTTGCACAGAAGATAGTTGTCCTTCACCGTCTTCGTGGTTCTCCTCGCCTACTTCCTGAGCTTCCTGCTCCGATTCGTAGCCGGGATCGACAGCACCCGTTTGCCCATCCTGATCATCACCACTTACTTGTTCAGCTAAAGCGTTTTCGTCCTCGTGCATCTCAACTTCTCCATGTTGACATCTCCAAGATGTCACTCGTCATTCGGTTGACAAGTAACCCTAGACCTTCCGGCGGCCTGAGACCCTAGGCAAATCCTTTGCCCGATAGTTAAATATTAGACCCATTGCAAGGGTCTTTCGACCCCATATGTACGACCCCACAATTTATTTTGTGGATTTATCGTGTGGGTTATGATGTTTATGGATGTCGGCAAGAACAGTCGCAATTGTCTTGGAGAAATCTTTCTCGGCTTTATCAGCGTCAAGAAGTAGTTTCCCGTGGTCAATTTTGATTTTCTGTTCTTCCATTCCCATCTTCGATTGCATTTGCTGTGCTTTCAGAATCATTTCAGCCTGATCGAGCATGTGTTTCTCTTTGCGAATCTGGAGTTCTTCGGCGCGTTCTTTCAATGCCTCTTCCTCTAGCTTCATTTTCTGCTCGTTCATCATCATGGTTTGCTGTTGCTGCTTCATTTGCTGCATCATCATCATTTCTTGGGGATTAGGTTGTTTAGGTGGTGCGGGTTTTCCTTCTTCTTTCGCTATGATTTCAGGTGGTACAAGCGTTTTAAACCGCTCAGCAATTTGAGGCATATATTGAACGTCAAGATTCTTAGCCCATAAATCAGCCACAAGAGGGAAAGTTTGAGGAGCAGCAGCAAGCGTTTGCTGGAAGAACTCAAGCGCAATATCCTTCTGAACCGCAAAGCTTGGCCCGGTGTCAATCTCAATATCGTAATCGCCAGAATCAAGTACGTTCTCTCTGATTGGGTTGCCGTCTTCATCATCACCAACTACCTTGTTCAATACGATTGAATCAGTACGACCATCCGCTTTAGAAATAACCATTGGACGCTCAAATTCCCCGGCAATCACTGGCAATAGGTCAAGTACAACCCGTCCGCCTTGCTCTACTGCTTGATTAAGGTTATCGAACCAGACATAAGCCGACATTGAACCTTCCATTTTGCGCTCACGGCGTGCTTTGCCTGATATGTCTTTGCCTTGCAGTGCTTCGTTCTCTGAAAACCCGAGAATCTCGCGTATATCCTGTGAACCACGTTGGTATTGAGCCAATAATGAAGGGGAAATTTCCCAAGGTTGCATTTTTTGAGGCATTGCACCCGTTTTAGGGTCGGGTTTTGCTACCAATATTCCATTTTGTAGCTCAGGATTACGCCACATTTGTTCATTGCCTTGGATGTTATCCGGGGTTCCAAGCCATTGTTCACGGCGTCTGTTCTTCACTTCAGCTGCAATTTCAGAGCCTACATAGTTCACAAACTTCTGGGCATCTTTGGCCTCATGAACAAACGAACGAGTGTATTGTTGGCCGTCAATGAAGTTTGAATCACCATCAACGAATATTAAGGGCAAGTATTTAGATGGCCAGTCATTGAATTTAATGATTTGATTCTGGGTTAGCATGTATTGGCGAATCTTGTAGTCTTTGCTCAAGCGTTCCGCATGAACTTCTGGAATGCTTTTGCGTATCATGTCGCCTACTACTTGGGAACTATCAGCTAGAGCGCGTTTAAACTCTAACTCTTTTTTCATGTCTTCCCATTCGTCCTCTGTAACCGTTGAACCATCAGTTAACAGTAATACTTTTATTGGAAACCATTCTTTACGGGTGTACTTACATACCACGATTGAGTCGCGCGTTTCCCACTGGAAATCGAGTAATGAACGCGGATCGGAGTAGCTAATAGGGTTAAGCACATGAGGATATGTCGCATAGAATTCTTCCTTCTTATAAACAAATTGCCGAGAACAAAAGTTTCCATCTCCTTTGTGTGGCTTCATGGCTGTTGGGTCAAAGGCTGTTCTTGTTACATCGGGGATAATGTCATAACGAATCACTTGGTTAAATGATTTGGGGCTTTCATATTCAAGCAGAATTTCAAAGGCACCATGACCCATCATTAAGGCTTGCTTAAAGGCTGTCTGATAAACTAAATCGTTTTGTGATTGATAGGATATGGTTCGCACCAAGTCGGCACGTAAATTGATTTGGTCTTGTGAGGCATTCCCAGTGATTGAACGCACCATTAAATCAGGTTTATTCTTGCGCTGTTCGCCTAAAATCTTTTTAATTGGATCATAGAGTTTGTTAAAAACCATCGGAGGTTTAAACAATCTACTAAATTCCGAACGCTCTACTGCCGACCATTGATCGCGCAATACAAAGTTCATATCATCTTTTCCGCGTACTTGGTTTTCACCAAAATACCCATCCCATTGCACCATGTCTTCACGGGCTTTGGTCAACACTTCTGCTTCGTCTATCCCAGCATCATAGAGAGAAGCTTGTAATTCTTCGTTTATGCTGTCTATGTCTTCGACAGCCAATTGTTCAGCAATGATTTCCATGCTTTTCCCCGTCCGTTGGGTAAACATAATTAAATCGTGACTTCAACAAATCTATGTCAAAGTCACGTTTTAAACGCTTTAAATCGTCTCTTCCTGAAACGACTTTGCAGTTATGCTGCTTCTTGCTGCACTTCTGCTTCTACTGGCACAACTGGCTCTTCATACTTAACCCAATCATCACCTTCAAAATCTGCAATTGAGAATATGAAGTTTCCAGCATTAGGATTAGGACGAGTTACGATTTTCCAAACATAGTCCATATCAGGAAGGACTTTCAAATATCCCTCTGTATCAGCCCATGCAGTACGTCTCATGGCATCACCTGCTTTCAGTTGCGCTAAAGCTTCTAAAAATAACATCCTTATTTCTCCTCTTTGGTTTATGGTAAAACGGTTAATTGGCAAGAGCCATTTGTGAACACTGGCTTGTATATTTGGTGACCATCCGAAGCCACGCAAAAAACAAAGTCAGTCGCTAACAAACTGTTGTTTGAAGTTTTTAAGTAATTGTCTAGGAACCCAGCAGCAGTAACTTGCGAGAGGGTATTGTTTGCAGCATACAAGCGACCCATTCTTGGAATAACTTCATTGTTTTCACCTGCAAAGTTTAATAAAAGTGTAACCACGGCTTGAGTTGTCATTTTAGATCTCCTTATCGATCAGCTAGGCGAAGCATCACTTCTTGTAATGCCTTGTTGTTTTTTAACTTCTGAAACGTAACTTCGTATTGACTCTTACATTCCTTACACATTTTGTCATCTTTTGTATGGTTATAGAACCTACCGCAATACTTGCATTTGCTAGACATATTTAAACCCCATTCCATGACATGATTTGCATTTGTTAGACTGCCCACAATCAGAAATAGGTGAGATATAAAAAGTTCCACGACCATCACATTCTTTGCAAACCTTGCGTTCAGGTGTTTTTAATTCCATTTTGGCATATAAATAAGCTATATGCTCTCTCATGTCATCAATGATTCTAGCCATTGCCGCATTCTCAGAATGTAAGTTTTTTTGCATAGTCATGAAATCAATCTTCATAAACTTCAATTCATCTTCGACAGTCTCTTTCTTCAATTAAAAAATCCTCATCACTGGGTTAAACATGTTTTCGTGCTTCGTACCACCGAATTTATCTTGCGCTACTTGGTCGCTAGCAATCTCTAAGCAACCATAACCTAGGGCGTCCATTGGGTGAGATGACATATTCTTTGTGGGCTTGTCCTTGTAACGCTCCTCACCTGATACCGCAACCCGGGCATAAACATACTTCTTCACAAAGCCTTTGAAGAGTGTAGGACAATTCTTTTTATCAAGTAACAACGCAGGTTTTCCATCAACCATGCGATTCAAGAAGTATCTAACTGCTCCAAGTCTTGGCTCTAAATCATTGGTTCGTGCGGCATTAGTAGCAATCTGTAATGAATTAAGCTCACCTATACAAGACATTTCCTCATGAATCTGATCGCGCGCATTACCTGCCGGGTCTGCTACAGACATTCCAATTTGGCAATAGGGGAAATCCTTGCGTAAGTTAGGGATTACCACCATTTCGGCAAAGGTTCTAATTCCCAAACCATCACTCACATATTCTTTGAGAATAAGTAATTGGCCTCTTGCTGAAAGTTGCAATACCACACAAGCAGGTGTTAAACCGAAATCCCAGCCCAATATGAGCTTTTCGCCTTGAATGGCTTCTAAGGTATCAACTGCGTGTACATCGGCGTTAAACTCAGGATAAACGCGCTTATCGAAGCCTACCGCTCCATATTCCCCGAGACAAAATACCTTAATGAACTCTTGAGACTGTCCACTTGCTAAGTTTTCGTAGTAATGATGGGGCAAATGTCCGGCATTATCAGCATCAGGGTTTCGTCTCCACTGATTATCTTTGTTCTTAATCAATCCGGGTGGCTGTTTAAAGAGTATGTGATTGTCGGCGCAATTCTCTTCAAAGTCTTTGAATATCCAATGGTCATCTTCCGGTGGGTTAGTATCGGCTATAATTCCAGACCAATACGGTTCTTTGCAGAATGCCTTTGATGGGTAACGGTTAACCCGTCCTTTCATGTGGGCAAGTGCTGCTTTTGGCACCTCGGAAAGCTCATTGATATAGCATCCTGTTAGCTCCAAAGACTTAATCTTTCGCACGTCTTCGGGTCTGTCTAATGCGATAAAAAGTAATTCAAGCTCAACAATTCCTTTTCCATCGTTAAAGGTGTGTTCGTAGGTAAGCATGGGCTTTTGGCGTTTGCGGATATCTCCGAGTTCATCAAACCATGCGAGCCAAGTAGCTAGGGTTGTGGTTGCAAGCTCGCCAGAAGTGTTTCGCACAATTCCCCACCTGCTTCGTCTTCTACCGTTATTCCATACAGGCACTTCACAGGCTCGCTTAACGATTTCTGCAATTGATAGCGTAGATTTGCCACTTCCATAAGGCCCCATAATGACGCGGACAAATTGATCGCTGTCATGAAAAATAGCACCTGTGGCAGTTGGAACATAAATTTTATCTTGCTCATGCGCATGAATAATCATCCTATCGGGTAGAATCGTGAGTTGTTTCTGAGTACCTTTGTTAATCCCGGCCTCATACTCGTTGAATGTTTTTAATAGTTCAGCAGCAGATCGAATCATTTCTCTAATATCCTTCTAGGTGCAGGAGTCTTATAGTTTGGATTCTCTCGAATGTTTTCTTGCGTGGTGAATCGAACGCCGCATTTGATACACTCTCGGCGTCTAACGATTTTATTTAGCCTATCATCCCGTTTCGTTTCCACCACGCGAGAATCAGGATAGCTACAACTGTGACATTGCATCTATTTCCTTATCCCTCGAAGTGTACGAACTAGGATTGAGGTAGCAGGTACAGAGAATCGTTTTTTTGGCTTCTTCGCATCATGCGCATAGGTATCAGCCAAAGGATCACGTTCATAAGATGGTGCCGTCTCATGCTCTTTTTTCTTCTTTATCTTCTCGACCCACGTATTGCGGATAGTAGCCATGTATCACATCCCTATGTGTTAAGTGCTCCATTACTTCTTCTTTTTACCTAGCACTTTGTCAGCCTTAGCATCAATCTTAGCCTTGGATGACATGGACAACTTCCCTTTCTTTTCCATCTCGGAAGCTCTGGCCTTAGCATTCTTTGCGTGGGCTTTGTCTTCCATCGGGTATTTACGTTCACCAGGCAAACCAAATTCACCCTTAGGTATCTTTCTTCGCTCTTTAGCATCTAACTTAGCCATGTTATTTCCTTATAATTTAATTGCTATATCTTCTATCAGTTCAGCCACTAGATGTATTTCCCGTTCTATCTGTGTGGTAGATGTTGTATAAATATTATCAATAGCATTTTCAATCTTAGAAGATGAGGAATGGACAGCATCAGTAAGCCTGTCCAATGAGTCGATAAGTGCTTGGCACTGTTCGTCCGTCATTACATGCAATCCTTCTTTGATTTCTTCATGTCTTTGCCGTCTTTCTTCTTCATGTCCTTTTTAGGGGCTTCTTTCTTCATAGGTTTTTTAGCTGGCATTTGCATCACCTGCTAAAGCTGGAACCTTGGCTTGTGCCCATGCGATTACTTCGGTGGCTAAGGTATGTACTTGTTTGACTAGGAACTCGGCAATAGCTGGCTCTTGGGCTAGCAATTCAGCTTCGAGCTTAGGAAGGATAATAGAACTAAGTAAACTCATGGTGTTATGTCCTTATAACGATTCGATCATGTGATCGATTTCAATGATTGCGCCATTGATGTTCGCAATCTCCTTTTTGATTACCTTCAATCTATCCTTGAGTAGGTCATGATCAACCGAACTCGTGGCTAAGGTTGAAGCTAAATCATCTCTACGCTTTTGCAATACTTCCAATGTAATCACGTGTAACGCTCCCTGTATTAAAGGCGCATCATGCGCCCGTCACTCTTTCAAATCCCAATCTTGCATCGGCAATCTCTTCAAATCCTTCAAGAAATCGGACGATACCTTTTGGGTTACACTTAACAACCCAATATTTCACACCGTCAAACAGTATCTCGTATCGGGTGCGCTTGTATGTCTTGCTCGCAATAATGGGGTATCTCATGCTCTCACCCCACGCGCTACCATCTCATCAATATAATCCACACCTTTCATCATTGCACAGTTAAAAGATTTAACATCTTCCCAGCCAGCTATCAGTTCACCGCATGGCTTCTTAACGTCTACGATGTAGGTGCTATCTGCCATCTCGTAGATTGTCAGGTCAAAACCTTTGTACTCTTTATCGCTTACGTGGTTATACAACATTTAACAACTCCTCATCACAACCATTAACATTCAATGAGGAGCATTATATATTTACTTATTTAATTAAACAAGTATTTATGTACATTTATTTCATGTAACCTTTCTTACCGTAGTTCGCTTTGCTTTGAGCTGGTAGATTGCGACATGCTCCGGCCTCTGCATAAGTGCGCACCTCTTGTTTCTGTTCACGCTCAAGGTAAATGTTGTTGCGAGTAGCTTGATAGCCATCTGGTTTAGGTGATGTGTATTTAGCGCCCATCGTTAGAACTCCTTCTATTCCAAGCATCCTTTGCTTGTTCCGGGTTAATGTGGTGTACCTTGCAAGTACAGTTCTTGCACTTAACAAGATACCACGTTGTAAGACTATTAAACCTCTGCGTCTGTGTCTTGATGTCATCACTACCACAAAAAGGACAAGGTAAAAAGCTCATTTACTCGTTATCTTCCTGTTCAATAGTTTTCTTGGCACCCGTCATCATATTCATACGCTCGTTAAGCTCTTTAAGCAGTACATTATTGCCGAAGTATTTAGGCCATCGTCTTTCCAATAGCCAAGCATCAGCTTGCCACCTCTCGGGTCTATCCGCGATTATGTCAATGTGTTGTTGTACTTTGGTAAGCTCGGCTCTTTTTATAGCCTCCGAAAACTTAGTGTATTCTGTGTCCAATCCTTCGAGCTGATGAACCTTTGCAGTGTTCAACCAATCATACAAAGTAGACTCACAAATCCCGTTAGCCTCGGCAGCTAGTTCATAGGGAACTCTTCTTGATATGTCGTGAATGATGGCGGCTCTACGCTCAGGCGTAAACTTGCTATTTCTAGCAACGTCCTTGACCTCATCAGGCACGGTAAGCTTTGAATTTCTAGTCATTGCACTAATCCTTTAGTGTATGTAAAACTATAAATGTATATTACTTTCTTTTGTTGCGTAACGCTACCATAACGATAAATAAAACAACAGTCTCAAAGCCGTCAGCCGTTCCTAGCAACGTGCTTAATTCGTTCGCATCAATTTTGCCATCCGTTAATGCGCTGTAAAGATTCGTGCAAAACGTAACGAAGCATAATATTGCTGGAACTGATAATACAATATGTGGTTTGTTCTTCAAGAACTCTTTCAGCCAGTCCATAGCTCACCTCACACCACCAATTCAAAATGACCAGCATCATTGAGCTGTCCGGGTCTATCCAGTTTCCCGAGGCCATCCCATGAGCCACCCCAACGCACAGAATGAGACATTTTACCCTCATCCTTAAGTTTCTGGGCAATACCTAGCACGTAACCACCGAACCAGATAGCCAATTTTTCATTATTAAAGTCGATAGGATAAGGCGTTACATCTACGGCCATTGAAGGATTGGCATTATGTTTGCCATGTGGGTAATGAAGTTTACTATTGCCTTTTGCAAAGGCTGCTTCTTGGTCTGCTTCGTTTCTGTACCCTTCCAAAATGGTGCAGTCGAAAAACTTGATCACCTCGTAGAACAAGGCTTGTAAGTCGGGATGACAGGTACTTAGTTTCGAGAATGAACTTTGACTAAATTTTGGCATGATAACTTTCCTTGTCTTGTTGATTTAAGTTTAGCAGTAAATAGCCCTATTGCTAGGGCTAGAAAGCAAGGAAGTTTTCATGAAACAAATTAATAATAATAGAAAATCAAGCGGAGAGATAGCACTCGATGATTCGCTTGCCA